TAGTTTCGCGTATCCAATGTTCTTCAAAGCTTCGACTAAGTAAGAAAAAGACAAGTATCAAACGGATGTACACCGCTCCACTTCCAGATCCGATAAAGGATTTGACGCCCGTGGAAATTATGAACAATCAACCAATCAAGTTGAGCGGGGGAAAGAGTGAATATCGCCGCATAACATTGGTATGCGAACGTCTTCCTCGGCAAAAATTACTTGATAGCTTAGACGATGCTATAGAAAAAGCTGCACGTATTCGTAACTGTTATGCAACGGACTACAACACAAAAACGAAAAAGATAACTCTTGTTAAGTATTGCTGTGGAAGATCACACTGCGCGTTGTTAAGAAACGTGAAAAAGGGAATGCCTTGCGCTTATAAAAGACAAGGCTGGTGTGATTGCGATTGCGTATGTGAAAAAAAATATAATGATGTTCCGGTTTATCAGAAAACTCAGCCCGTCGAATACGTTTACGATATCGAAACGGAAAACCACCATTTCGCGGCAGGGGTGGGAGACATTGTAGTTCACAATAGTATGTACGGTGCAATGGGGGTCAGAGAAGGATATCTACCATTTATGCCAGGTGCAATGTGCACTACTGCATTAGGTCGACGCAACAACAAATTAGCCGCCAAAACAATTGTCGATAAATGGGATGGCGAGCTGGTGTATGGCGACACGGATAGTGAATACATTTTCTTCCCGCGCATCAAGGGCGCAACGCGGGAGGAAACGGCGGCGTTATTGTGGGATCACAGCGTGAAAGTGGCAGCGGACGTGACGAAGCTGTATCCGCCTCCGATGAAACTGGAATTCGAGGAGGAGATCTATCACCGTTTCTGCATCTTGTCTAAGAAGCGGTATATGTATATAATGATGAAACGGGACGGCATTTTACAGGACAAAGTGGGAAACAAAGGTGTTTTGCTTTCTCGGCGAGACAATTCCGATGTCGTTCGGGACATCTACAAAGGCTTGATGAAAAAGATTTTCGATCGAGAAGAGCTCAGTCGAATACTGAATTGGCTTTCCGGGCAAGTTCTAGAGATGTTTCAGAAACGCGTTCCTGTAGCTAAATTTATAATCACAAAGCAGATTGGCAGCGTGGGAGACTTGCCGTTGATCACCGATGGAAAAGGCGTCGAGGCGCAGTGGGTAAAGCACGTAGAAAGCGGCTCGGGAAACAGGTCTCCTGAGATGCTAGAGAAGTTGGCTTCCGGAAAGGTTATGGTGGGGGACTACACCATAACAAAGTTGTCGGACGACCCCGTGGAGAGAGCAAGACAGTTAAAGATGAAGATGGCTAAAGATGCGATAGGGTACTACACAAACTCTCTCCCTGCTCACGTGGCTCTGGCTATGAAGATGAGAAGTCGAGGGGTCAGGGTGGACGATGGAGTGAGGTTGGAGCATCTGATCACAGTCGCGGGAGGGCACACCGACAAAATGTTTTCCAAATTGGAAGACGTCAAATACTACCGGCGCAACTCTAGGTATCTGCGGATTGATTACTTGTACTATCTCAAACAAATGACAAAACCGGTAGACCAAGTGTTGAATGCGTGCTACGGTAAAAGCTCGATGGCTCACAACTTTATGACGCGGTTGTACAAGTACTGGGTGCAACGAACAAAGGTGGTAGATGCGATGGACGTGAAGCCGAAACTGGTTTTCGTCGAAAGCAAAAGCGAAACGCAAAAGAAAGAACCTGAACCTGCGACTAAGACTGAGTATGCGTCTATAACATTTTTGGATTAAAATAAAAAATAAACAACCATTTAAAATTTTGGAATTTTAAATATAAAATGACAGATTCAACGGAAAAGTACGCTGTTTTTGCTGAAACCAATTACGACGATATGGAAACGTGGATTACTTTTATATCCCTCACGGGTAACGAAGGCAAACTCGCCTTTTTGAAAAAGCAGCTGGATCAGATAGACTGGGGAGAAGCTCCAGAGTACACGGGAATGTTCGCGCTGGATACAAAGGGTGTTTCATACCAAACTGCGCGAGAAATGATGTTCGTAGATCTCAACACAGAGTACGCGCCAAATAAATTCGATGGATCGATGCGCAAGATAGACTTCAAGTTTTCGTCGCGTGACAGTGATGAGAAAAAGGCCATCAAAGTGTACAGCTTGATCGGCGGAGGCCACGTGTGCGACTTTTTGGGAGAAGAAGATCTGGAAGGGTGTTCTCTGAAAGGATCGGATGAAGATTCGTACTCTGACTCTGAAACTGATTCGGAAACCAAGTCTTCCCCAAAAAGGAAACCGGTCAAAGAGTCTCTGGACGTATCTGAGCTCCCGGCAATGCTCGGAAAGGTCTACAGAACAAAATAAAATGGTAAATAAACACACCTATGAAAACGATTGCGAAGATACTAATAGTAGTTTTACTTCTTATAACTCTCTACAAGCTTTTTGATTATGCAAAGAAACACTCCAGTCACAAGGCTATGGAATTTTTTGACAAAGGTCATCCGGTCATTGACGAATTGAAAAACACTCTCAAACACGTGCATCCGGAGTTTTCCAAGATCAGAATAGTCGTTGGCGATCAATCTTACACATTGAACAAAGAGAAGGTGTTTTTGTGTTTGCACGACAAGAAAACGGGAAAACTCTACGACAAGAATATGCTGACATACGTGCTGCTCCACGAGATGGCTCACGTTCTGAACAAAGAGGACGAGGGACACACTCCTGCTTTCCACAAAAAGTTCGATGAACTTCTTGACATCGCCACGAAAAAAGGCATATACGATCCCAACATTCCGTTAGTTGAGGATTACTGCCCTGAGAGTTAATTTTACTATCTGTAATAAATGAAAACGTGGATGAGTTATAAGTCAGCCGCCAAGTATATACCAGAGGCTAAACGATTGGGAGTGTCGGAAGTCGCTCGCAGTAGAAGTGGATTTATGGGCGTCTACAAACGAATGAAAACAGCCAGCGCTATGAGAAAACAGCCTGTCAAGCGAGGTCACAGTCTGACGTGGGGCGAGAAAAGAGAAGCCTTCATCGCCAGACACATGGCTCAATACTCGAAAAATCCGACGTACAGGAGATGGCTTGCCTTAATTATGTGGGCTTACAAACCCCCCGGAAGAATTCCGCGATGAAAGTATTTTCTTTTATACTTGTTTCAGTATAAAATAAATTAGTCCAGATCATCTTTACTTTCTTCGTTCAACTCCGCCAATTCAGACTTCAGCATATCGTCGAGATTCACGTCACTGGGAGCGGCATTTAGTTCCTCCAACTCGTCTTCTTTCAATTCTTCTATCTTCGGTGCTGTTTGCTTAGAAGGCGGCGGAACATTGACCTGTCGAACTACAATACGTGGAGTGACTACCCGTCGCGGCTGAATTACACGTTTCGGCACAGCTTGAGGGGCGGGTTGCGGTGGGGCGCGTTGTTTCTGAACTGGAGCGGGTCGCGTTTGCTGGGCTCTTTGTTGCTGAACCGGAGCGGGTTGAGTCTGCTGGACTCTTTGCCGCTGAACTGGAGGCTGATACTGTCGAGTATTTTTCTCATTTTGAATCTGAATGATAGCCAGTTTTAGCATTTCTATTTCTTGATTTTGCTTGTCTAGCCGGTTAGACAGTTTCAGCATCTGATTCTTCATCTTTGCGTGTTTAAAACTGAAGTAGACTACCGTTATCCCAAGCATGATTAGTTCTGCTGATATATGCATTAAAAAAGTGGAGCTAAACATTTGATTTCGTGCAGATTTGTTTGAGGTTGTCGTAGATACATCTTGATTGTTCATTTTATCTTTCTTTGTGTAATCTGCCGTTTTTAAGTCTAACTATTTTATTTGGGATAATAAATGAAACATTCAAACGTAACAGGACGATCTGCCTCTAGAAAACGAGCTAGAGCGCAAAAACAAAACCCTAATGTGACTTTACGCAGCAAGAGTCGCCGAAAGAGAATAAAGGAAAAGGAAAAGGAACGACGACGGAAAATGCGCGTCATCAGAACTCCGTCAAAGCTTCATCCGAATATAACTGTTCGCAAGAAGCGCTCCTCTCGTCGTGTGTCGGGTGGAAGCCGTCCATTCAGGCATTCGGATCTCTGCAGGTTGACGGGCGGAAAAAGCCGGTCAAGACGCCGTTCGAGACGCCGTTCGAGACGTCGGTCGAGACGTCGGTCGAGAATGTCGGGTGGAAGACGCCGTTCGAGACGCCGGTCGAAACGCCGGTCGAGACGTCGATCGAGACGTCGATCGAGAATGTCGGGTGGAAGACGTCGATCGAGACGCCGCTCGCGTCGCCGCTCGAAACGCCGATCTAAGCGGCGACGTTAGACGCAAAGCATCATCGCGAAGCAGAGGGTCATGTTTGGGCGAGTCTAAAGATTATTTAACTAAAAGTTAAATAATGAGATTAATTACTAAGGATTACAAAACAAGGTCAACAGATCTTTGTTTGATTGCAGAAAAGTATGACACGGATAAGTGCGCGATAAGGAAAATCGGTACAAGGGGGGAAATGGATCCGGGTCATTCTCATCCATATTCCATTTTCTATCACGACTTTTTGAAAGACAAAGCTGCTGAAAATTTGAACGTGGCGGAGATCGGAATTCTAAAAGGCAGTAGTTTGAAAATGTGGAGAGACTATTTGGTAAACTCGACTATAGTTGGATACGACAGCAATCCCGTGTACCTCAAAAATGCGGCAGAGATCAAAGGTGTGACGGTAGACGCTATGAACATCCGTTTGGTGGAGAGCATCAAATATGGGCTAGGGAAACACGGTCCTTTCGATTTGATTATAGAGGATACAACGCACTTGTTCGACGATCAAATTAGATTTATAAATGAGGCACACGCGTACTTGAAACCAGGCGGTCATATGATTGTGGAGGATGTTTTCAAGGAGAAAGATTTCAGAACGGGTCAGTCGCATTCTGTAGAGGAGTATTGCAAGCGCATTTCACCCGAGGTTTTGTCCAAGTTCGAAGACGTGTACATTGTTCATTTGGATCACTCAAATAGACGTTCTCCTGGCTGGGACAACGACGGTCTTTTAGTTTTCGAGTCGTGCAAAACGGAACTTAAAACTTAATCGGGGATCAAGTAAATACTATGTCATCTAGACCATATCGTGTTCCACTGCCGCGCTCGAGTATCCGAATACTGAGCCGAAGAGTCGAACCAGCCGAATCAGACGAGGAAAAAGAAACCGAATTACCCCCGCCGCCTGGAATTCCCGAGGAAAAGAAAGAGGAAAAACAGGTGATTGCCGAAGAATTCAAGTGTCCAATTTGTATGAATTTATATTTGAAACCGACCTTGTTCGAGTGCGGACACACTTTCTGTTTGACCTGTCATTACAAGTTGGATAAGAACGAAGATTCCCCTACATTTTCTCTTCCATCTTTCAGGTGTCCGCTTTGCCGTCACTCTACTATAACTCCGTGGTCGGATAGAGCGCCCAACATTGCACTGGACAAAGCCTGCAAGCATATGTATCCAAAAGAGTACCAGGCGCTGGTGGAACTAGAAAGCAAGTGCGAGGAGATTTCGAAAAAAATAGTTGAAGAAGGTGGAAAATGCGACGAAGAAAAAGAAAAGGAGAGATTGGAAAATATGTCTAAATTGAATCTATCCCAACTTTCCGCTGAGTCGCAACGCAGTCTGTCGGAGAGAGTGTACAGAAAGCTGATGCCGATGTTCTTCAAAGTGGCTTCCAAAGGAAAAAGCCACATCACTATAACAGATCCGTCTTTGGTGTCAGACATCGAGATTTGCATACAACCTTTGAAGAAGAAGCTGTTCGAGAACAACAACGTGTACAAGATAACTTGTACACCGGAGGAGTGTTCTGTTTACTTTTCAAAGTGCTCGATGCGGTGGGGGCGCGAGTATCACAACGAAGATCACGTGCATTATCCGGCCGACGGGTCTGAACCTCAGCCCGTCGGCCCATCTACCCCATCTACCCCGCCTATTCCGTCCAGGCGCAGAGCATCTAGAAACACCGTGGTAAGACGTGATTTGCGCGGAGAAAGCGCGATAGACCGGATTATAATGAATGACTTGCGATCGTTAGTGAGATCGCACATTTCTGGCACGGATATGTAGCTTTGTCTATTTAATTAATTCTGAACATATAGTAGAATGAAATGGACTCTACTTGGAAAACAATTCCCTCAGACTGGTCTATGGACACCTGTAACAAAAAAATACTGTGCGTGAGGTGTCCAAACTCGTGCAGGTGTGTTTTGCGCAAATTGAAAACCTACACTTCGCCGAAGAAGTACCCACACTCCTTTTCTCCGAAGAAAAAAGCCGGTGTGTTGATGACCAGCACCGACGGCGATAAAACGAAAATTTTAGTAGTACAGTCAAGGGGCAGATTATGGGGAATTCCGAAAGGCGGGATAGAAAACGGAGAAAATGAAATGGACTGCGCTTTTCGCGAGTTGTACGAAGAAACAGGCATTAAACTGGACAAAAAGAAGTCCGATGTAGCGGCGACGATTCGAATGAAACACGGTCAATATTTTTTCTTACCCAATCAGCCGAAGCACGAGTTGAAACTCGCAGACTGCAACGACTCGACCGGAGTAGGATGGATAACCAAAGACTGTTTAAAGTCCCTGTTGATGCGCAAACTCGTCCGATTTACCGCGGATTTTTCCCGGATAATAGACTTACCTTTAATAAATGAGAAAACGAGAGAAAAAATGTGAAGAAATGATGATGAGCAAAGTTGCCGTTCCTCTTTTCGTTTCGGGAACTCTTCTAGGATACAATGGTTATGTAAAACTGTGTGCTGCTGCAATAGCCAGTTCTTTCACAGCTATCGCAGCCTCTTGCGTGGTTGTTTGGGTAAAAGAGTACGCCAGAAATAATGTTTGGGACTAGGGAGTCGTGGAACGGCAGGGGAGCCACAGGCTTAAAAATGATCTTTAAAATATTTTTTTTAAAGATACACATCAAAATGTCGTACGCTGCTACCAACGTGCCATTGAAAATGCAAAAGGCAATTCAATATGAAGTAAACAACAAGAACCACGGCTGGTATGGGTTCAGCTCGGGGAAAAACCGTCCTAGGCGAGTCCCAGACTCTACTCTCGAGTTGGGATGGACTGCGTGGGTTTTCCCCGACAAGCAGCAGCGGCGCGTGTGGTACAACTTGTATTCCGAGAAGTTTCAAACATCCAAGCCTTCTCGCGAATCAGTCAAGGGTTTCGAAAGAAAGTGCCCTGGATGCGATACTCGACTCGACATCAGCTGGTGCAGCCAATACTGCAGTAGATCGTGTATGTATAGAGATATGGCAGGAAACAGTTCAGACAGTTCTGCGTACGACGAACCTATTGTTGTTTAGCCGCTCCGCGGCATCGCGAAGCAGTGTAAAAAGGAGTTAAAAATGAAAATGATACAAGAAAAATAAAATCGAAGTAAACAAAAGTTATAAAATATGTCATCATTTTATAAGACCAACACAGCGCATATGAAGATCCTGAGACAGTTCATCAAGTCCAAGTTCGAGCCGGTCATATCGTCCAAATACGTGGATATACTCACTGACGAGAAAAGTATGCCCATGTACTTGCAAAGTTTCACCTCTTCCACATTTGACGAGCAAAACAACTACGAATTCTACGAGCAGATGGGCGACGTTGCCGCGAACAAATTCCTCGTCTACTATTTCTATGAACGTTTTCCAGCGCTGATGTGTCCGCTCGGCGTGAAAGTCGTCGCACGATTGAAGATCAACTACGCCTCTAAGAAAACGTTCAGTCGTCTGGCCGAAAAGGAAGGGTTCTGGCAGCACATCCGAGCATCTGAAGAATGGAAAGACAAGCGGAAAATGGATTTGCTCGAGGACTCGTTTGAGGCCTTCATAGGCGCAACCGAGTTTATAATCGACACCAGAGTGGAAAAGGGTTTGGGAGCGGTCGTAGTCGGGTCTTACCTGGAACGCCTCTTTGACGCGGAGCCTATCTCTCTGAGGTACGTCGATTTGTACGACTCCAAGACTCGTTTGAAAGAGTTGTTTGACAGGTTCGGCTCCGAACTGGGTCGTATCAAATACACCGACGTGAAAGAGTACGACGAAGCTACATTTACGGCGTCCACGACGAGCAGAATCACGCTTTATCCTCTGAGAGGTCGCCCGCACACGCTTTCAACGGGCGTCGGTCGACTGAAAGCCGACGCTCAGCGCGCGGCAGCAGAAGAGGCCATATCCAAGCTGAAAATGAGAGGATTTTACAAAACCGAACCACCCGAGTATGAAATATTCGCGCATTCAGAGATATCTAGAAAGGATAAGAAATAAGTAATAAAATAAATTACAAAATGAGCAGACTAACAGCACTTTTCGATAAATTGAATAATGTTTCCAGAAACAGCAGCGTTGGGGGAGTGAGTGTTGGAGATTTCGTGCGCAAAAAGCCAAAATCCAAAAAGAGGGCTGCGAGCACTGAAAAGGGGGTGATCACGGAGGTCTTTTCCACCAAAAAGAAGGACGGGAGCGTCGTGATCAAAGTCAAAGTCTGGATGGAGTCCGGAAAGTTAATGTCTAAACAGGAGTTCAACAAGAATTACGTAAAAGCTGACGACTACAGTCTCGACACCCACAGCATAGATGTGACAGACGAGCGGAATCTCACGTACAGAGTAACGAGAAAAGACGGAGAAGAACAGAAGGAGGCAGAGGACGTTCTAGAAGAAAAGGTGGCGGAAGAGCAAAAGGAAGAGGAAGAAAAAGAGGAGGAAGAAGACGAAACAAAGTGGATGGACGAATTCGACCTGATAGAACAATTTTGGCAAAACGATGAGGAGGAGGCAATGGCAGTTTGAAAATGAATCTAAAATAAACAATTGTAATAGAAACAAATGAGTTCTTTTACAGAATTACTAAACAACATTTTTGAAATCAGAAAGTCGCATTTTGACAGAAATCTGAAGAAGCTGTTAACTTGCCCTAGCCCGTGCGCGAGGATAGTTTTCGGTTCGCAGCTTCAGACGCAAAGCCAAACCACGCTCGACAATTTTGACACGTTTTCACCGCACGTGAAGAGGTTGGGTAAAATAAAAAGCTCTAGAGTAGATACAGATAAAAAAATAGAAGAAGATGAGTTCGCCAGTCTCTTGTCTCACTTCAAAGCGGTAAAAAAGGTGCATCTTGATTCAAGTAGACTGGCTGAGTAGGCATAAACTCGCAAAGCGTTCACGCTTGAATTAGCCATGGTTTCTCCACGTAGTTTTTTTGTAATTCCTCAGAATACTTATAATCTGTATCCAGTTGAAAAATTGAACTTAACTTTATGTTGTTATTTTGAGCCTTTTTGACCTCGTCAAAATTCATGAAAGCGTTGCTAGACCCTGTGCTTTTATAAACAGGAACTTTTCTTGAGGTTTGTTTTTCAAACAGATCGGCTAATTGGTGGACGAGCTGCCGACTTATCTGAATCATCAAATTTTCCCATTTTTGTCGTTGTCCTCGTGTAACTCGTTGAGATCCCCCAGTTATTTTATTATTTTCGTTCAAAAAAGGATCCTTCAAAATATCCTGAAAATAGTCATCGCATCTCACAGATCCGATCCTCCTACCTCCTGTCTTTTTACCTCCAATCTTACCTTCCACTGTTTTTTCTGGGGTTAACCACTGCAACTGTTGATCGCAATTTGTACTGATGTAATAAAATCCAATAACGGCATTTTCAAATAACTTTTGCTGTATAAATGCTTCTTTGCTATTGTTTGGATTGACATATAAATTCACTTCATTTTCTATGTAAAATGTCTCAGGTTTATTTGAAGGAAAGCGTTTCTCATATTCCTTGTAAAATTTTTTTAGTGTTTTAATCCAGTAGTTCCAATCATCTCTTTTGAATTTGCAGTGACTTATTCCATCGATTATATTCCCTCCACCCACCCCCGTTTTGTTGTCGACTTTGGGACATGGTGCACTGCCGGTTCCATCCATATCGACCCCTACACCTGGGCAATCAGCGTTCAATAGTGGGATATACCCTTCTCCGTCCTTGCCGATGTAATTCGCGATCCTACTCCCTTCTTCCACTATTTTATATTTGGAATTGGGTTGTACTGTATTACCCCGCACATCTTTAGAATATGAAGGTGCGTTTTCCATCACGCACACGTAGGGTTTTGCGCAAAGGCTGCTATTACTGAAATCTGTGCCTTCTCGGCTACACAATCCAGGTATTTTTTGCAATTTATAAGGATTTATAGATGCGCCGGATTGTAACATCATACATGTTCTATCTCCATTGCAATCTTTCAATCCGCACTTATCCTCACTACTTCCTGGGTTTTTATTGACACTAAAATCGATACTACGAGGTGGGTCGCGCGATTTAAAAAGACTGATTTCTTCGGCGCAAGACAATGGACCACCGTCGCCTTCCGCTTCGTTTGAACAACAATTTCTGGCGTTTGTATCCGCATCATTGACAAACATACCTGTTATGAGGGGCCACGCTTTGGTTGGATCTAAGATTATTCCACAAGGGACACTTTGACCTGCGCCCGGAAATTGGAAGAATACAGGAATCAAGTCAGACCGTAGAAGAGAATAGGCAGTGCACGACTTTCTGGATCTATGAGCGCAAACAGATGTTCCCTGAAAAGACACTTTTCCTTTTTTAATAAAGTCTTGAAACCAATTCAACGCAAAATTGTTTACCAACACACCTCCCACTTCAAAATTGGGCAAAGCGTATTGGTCTTCCAAACTCCCAGTATTGCTTGTTATTGGAATCGGACTCGGAATCGGACTTGTGTTTTTAAAACTTGTTTCCATCATTCGATAGAATCTATTTTTCTCTCCATCCTCTCCATCCTCTCCATCCTCTCCATCCTCTCCATCTTCTCCATCCTCTCCCTCCTCTCCATCCTCTCCATCCTCTGACGGTTCTGATGGCAACGGGCGCTTTACCGTGCTGTTTCTCTCTGTGATTGATATCGCTACAACTAAAATTATTAAAACAGTAGCAATAACGTGGAGAGTATTCATTTTAATTTCGTGTTGTCCAAATTTCATTTATTATATAATATATATATATAAGTTATACTGAGAAAGGTCTGATGGACAGCCGTTTCACGTCTGCATCGTCTGTCGAAGTTTTCGTTGCTGTTTTGCGTTCAGCTTCCGAGTTGTTTGCCAAAAGACTGGCGGAGTGCATCTTTGCGTTTTCCACTGGCGGGGGTGGCATAAACTGTTCGGGTTTTTTTAGCCCTAGAGATACGTCTATAGAGTTTTTGAAAGCTGGAACTAAAAAGTATAAACCCGTGCTGATTATGAGCGCGATGATAGCGCTGTACATGATAGCTAGCGCCCAGGAGAATCTAGGACCTCTGAACGGATTGGCCGAATACGCGCATTTTGGCTTAGCTAGCCCGAAAAGCAGTAAAACAACGAGGAAGATTATAGCAATTTGGTACATTTTACAACACCCGGTGTACTCTTTAAAGAAATTTAATAAAATCAAAAATGATTAAAATAAATCCTTTTTTGAAACAGCAACTCATCTCAAACAATGTTCTACACTACCAAGAACCGCAACAAAGATCTCGTGCGCCGCATTCGCCGCGCTCTCAAGAAGAGCAATGGTCCGTCGCCATCGCGCAAACGCAAGATCAAGAAGCGTCAGAAAACGTCTCGGCGTCATCGCACCAAGCGCTCGGCCAACTCTGAACTCCACCAAACGCGGAGCGTCTTCGCGGAGCAGATCAACGTCAGGAACAGGGACAAAGCGATTGATCCGATCAATGCGTTTCGCAACGATCTGAGCCAAGACTACTGTGAGAGTCTGGCAGCGACGATCATCCAAGGCGCTTGGAGACGCGACCAAGTGGCCAAGCGTGTTTACAATCGTCGCTACCGCGCCCTGGAAGAAGAGGTAAAACCTTTGAAGGGTTTGGAGTGCGACATTCAAATGCTTATGGATTTCGTCAACAGTCCGTTCGCACACCTGGTGGATTGCTCGCCGTTGAGAAGCCAGAAAGACTTCCTTTATCGCCGACTGACAGAGGTCAACTTCTCTCCCGTTCCGACGTCTGGGTCTTCCGGTCCTTTGGGGCAGTTGTGGGACGAAAGCATTCAGTCCGCTAAGCGGTGCCTGGCGATGCTCACTGAGATCCAGATTCGCATCAACGATGTCGTCGAAACTCGGTCTATTCATCAGAGACCTTTGCGCGAGGAAATCAAATTCCTGGAAAAGGTTAACGCTGGGCAGGCTCGAATGATTCGTCGGCTGGAAAAAGAGATGGTAGAAAAAGAAAAGGCGATTGCGGAAAAGGATCGAATCATCGACCGGTACAAGATTTCTATTTACTCTCTGGTCAAGATGCTTCCGGATCCAAGCGACGAGTTTCCGCCGACAGAATACAATGACTATTACGATGAGCCTCCGCCGTTCGAAGAAGAGGATTACATTCCAGCTGCGCCGCCGCCATCTCCGGTGTCGTCTCCTATCAATTATGATAGCGACAAGTGTTAGTGTTAGTTTTAATAGAGGGAGTGAGTTTTAGAAATAAAAATGATGTTAGTGATATTTTTTTTCCAAAAGTAAATGTTTCGAGTCTTTTCAAAATCTTTTGTTCATCCGTTGTTAGGAAAACCCAGAAAGTCGTTGAACCCCTCATCTTTTGCCAAAAATACGGAAAGCGCCGTTGAGCCTTGCAAGCACTGCAAAAAAACGTGCTTGAAGTGTCCAAATGATATATTTTGGAGTACAATTCCATCGCGTACGTCGTCTGAGATAGAGAAACTTCGACGGCAGCTCACCAGGACACGTACGCCCCTAGATGATTAATAGCAGACCAAGTTTTATTTCATTTTCGAAATAAAAATATTTATGTAGCAGGGTTCCACCGCGCTTCCCACTTGTTTTTGTTGATTCCCCACATTTGCGAAGCCATTATATTTTCTCTTTGCTCGAGAGAGTCCTCCATCCAACTCAAGCATCCAGCATAGTCTTTTTTGCATAAACTTGTGTCCAAACAGTCTCGCTGATGGGCGGGTTTACGTGTAAAACGAGCCTCCAGAGTGTTCATTGGCGTCACTGTCATAAACCCAGATACGTGAGCAGGCATCTGAAAGTTGATGCGAGTAAACGGTTCGGTCAGTTCGTGGTCGACATAGTAGGTGATCTGTCCTTGGTTGAGTTTCTTGTAGGACTTGTATCCCGTGTGAACTTCTTTGAGCTTATCAGAGTACACGTCGTCCGTTTCTATCGCTTCTACGCTCATATTCATAGGTCTTCTGTCCAAAACCATAGGCATATTCCCGTTCAAGGGGTTTTTCAATCTGGCATCTTCAGAAGAGTACCCAGGTCTCCCGGATGGAGTAGCATTTGCTGGAATCTTGACGTAGTCTTTGGCCACGTTGTTCTTGTACAGTTTAGGGTTGATAACAGACACTTTCGCGGCGCCTCCTCTTTTGTAATCTATACCGCTGCACAAAAACGGATTTCTCGCGCAATACAGGTCGTTGTTGTATTGACAGAAATCTATCCCTAGACTGCTTTCCTTGCCGATGACTTGTCTTTCCTGTAAATTATTCATAACCTTTGTATTCTCGGCTTTTTCGGTGCTCATAATTTCTTTTATTATGATCAAGAACATTTAAAAGCACCCGTGTAGATGCTAAAATGTTTTCATCTATATCTAAACACGACAACGTAAACTACGGTAAAAAGTTGTCAGATCTTCGCAAATCGACACTTGACTATTCTGTAGGGGGATTTGGCATGGGCTCGTCCGGACCCAGTCTACACTCGCAAACCTCTTCGCCGCCCAGAAAACTTCCCATAGTCGCGGTAGTAGCCGGAGTTATACTACTAGTAGGAGGCGGAGGGTTTGCTTACTATACGTACGTCAGTAAAAAGAAAAAACCTTCCGTAAAGCAGCAACAACAACAACAAAGACAACGGCGACAACACCCTGGGAATATGAGAAAGGCGATGAACAGATCTGCAACGGGACGCGAAGCATCATCATCGCAAAGCAAACCTAAATCTAAGTGGATAATACCTGCGATGGCAGTGGTGGGAATTGCTGCGTGCGGAGGAGGAATTTGGTTTGTTGTAAAAAGAAATCGCAGTTAATAAATAAATGACTACTTGCGAAGATTTAAAAAATTGCAGCGGCAATGGTTTATGTGTAGAACTTCCAGGAAAGCCCGCTGAATGTCGTTGCAATCCAGGATTTGCCGGTCAAATATGCAATGAAGCTGGCTGTATCCATGGAGATTTCTACAATATCCATATGGGCCAATGTCAACCTTGTACGAGATGCGATGCGGGCCACATCGTGCAGCCTGGAACGGAATGCACTGGTCAAACTACATTTGACAACATGTGTACTCCAATCAAAAAGTGCCAACCAGGAGAATTTGTGAACAGTCTGAACCAGTGTCAGAAATGCAGAACTTGTGAACCCGGATGGACACCGGTCGGAACTTGCGAAGGTAAGACGGACACCGTTTGCAAAAAAATTGAGTGCAAAAAAGGATATTTCTACGAAGAAGGGGCTTGTACGCCGTGCACCAAGTGTAAACCTGGTCAAACTGTACAAGCGGGCACGGAATGCGACGGTACTACAACTCTAGATAATATGTGCGTTGATATGGGTCAGAAGAAATCGGGAGTTTGCTCTGATGTAAGGACACATTTGGGTGGAGCGTTCGAGTTTAAAGGTCAAATAGATGGGTACATACACGGTGATAAATCTTGTTTGCCGTGCAGTAATTGTGTAGACGGATTTTGCAAACCTGGACAGTACTTCAACGGTCGAACTTTAAAATGCGAGCCGTGCAGAACGTGCGTAGACTTTGACTTCCACAAAGGCTTGAAACCCAACCAACCTCCTTGCGACGGAACGAGGACAACGAACAACTTATGCGTGCAACTTTGCAACGACAACCAATACGCCAAAGCCGGTGAAACAGACTGGATGTCTGGACATGAAACTGGAGTTACAACCGGAAAATATCCTGGAGCTGTTTGGTGGAACGAAATGACTTGTCATAACTGCGATACTTGTGCTTCGGGAAAAACTGAGATTAATCCCTGTAATGGAAATACCCTTTCCAAAAATGCATGCCAAGATCATGATACGTTCTGGTGCGGCGAAGATGAGGATACGTGCACCTGGGAACAGAATCCGGATCCATACTTTTCTGGAAAGGGTCAAGCTGCAGATTGGGGAAATAAGGAAGCGCAACGGACGCACTGCAGAAATTTCTCTAAGCATATGACCGGAAATCCTCAGCTATACAGCGAGCCTGCAGGCTTTAAGAAGATTTCGACGTTTGGGTATAAAACGTATATGCTTGGCTGTACAATTCCTGACCAGTACAAAGGATCCACCGCGTGCACCAAGAAAGGAAATAAACAGGATTGCAACTACTCAAAGGGGTGTGGTTGGTGTGGAGGAAATTTTCCTTCTTGCAGACCTCTTGATAAACAAACTATGATTAGCTGTCGGTTCGATGATAGAGCAAATTGCGACATAGGCTATTATCACGATGAGTCTGGTGACCATTGTCCTTCGGGTTGCACTCCATGCTATGACCTAGAACCAACAATATGTGTGCCTTCAAACTTGTATGAGGACGTTTGCCAAAAGTGGCCGTGAAATATTCTTATATTAATAAAAATATGAGAATTAATCCAATAGTTTTATTACATCAATCGTTTCAACTTTTCTAACGTTTTCCCTACCAGGTTAAGACCCGGCGTGTCCGATCCGGGGGGACCCACCCCCAAAATTACGTTTGAGCTTTTATATTCGATTGGAGCGGAATGATTTCTCAAAGCGTGTCTGGTGGCCGGCGAAGATTCTAGCCAAGCGGATAGCCCCTTTTCGCACGCATTGCGCATCAGTATTTCAAAGATTTCGTCTCTGGTTTCAGTGAACACTTTCGTTCCTCGACCTACTCCGATAAATTTGCCAGTCACCCCGAGAAGAGCCTGTTCGGATTTAATTTCGCTCGTTTGTTTGTCAAACCGCATAGAAAGTATGTTTTTGAGTAAACAGAACAGAACGTAGTGTGCGGCGGATGAGAAGCATCTGCCGTCCACGTGAATCCTCAATTCGTACTCTACGGAGAGTTCTGGGAAATCCTTGTCGGATATGACGTACTCACCCACTTCTGTTTTCTCAGTTTCCTGTTCGGGCCTTTTGAATTCTTGGCACCGATGGGTCCAACCTTCCGCTCTTTCAATCTCCAAATCGCTAGGCTGGTAGAGTCGGCTCACTCTTCCGGTGATGGACGCTTGGACTTCTTCGGGGAATTTTTTCTGGGTGTACAGTTGCCACACCTTTTCGTCCAAACGTGGAATGGTGTTGAGCAGCTCCGAATGCTTCTTGTACACACGAGGTTTGGTCAGCTTAGACTTTTTGTCACGCAGGTCGTTCTGCTTGCGTTCCAAGGCATCTACCAGTTCTCTTTTCGCAGACAAATCTAGAAAGGAGTTTTCCAGAGACAAGCGAATGCTGTTTATTTCGCTTTTGAGATCACCGGTGTGTTTGCTCACGGCCTCTTTGTAAAAGTGCGGGTACTTTGTGTTTAAAATGTAAGTCGCGACGCAGCTTTTTGCAACGCTTCCCTTTAGTTTTATCATCGAGTCTCGATACTTTCGAAGCTCCTCTCTTCTCACCAAATTGTAAAGTATGTTGCCGTTCAATGAAAGCGCGGCTGACTTTATCTCTGGCGCCACATCATCTATGCTTTCTGGCGCTGCATCCCCCGAGTGAGCCAACTCCGTCGGAATGCTGGCTATAGAAAAATGCTTGAACCTTTCCAGAGAGTTGCCTTCGTACAGCATTTTGGTCATCGCCTTTTTAATTCGCACGGCCTGCTTCACTCTTCGAATGTAAGCTTGCTGGTCTCTCTCGAAATTGCGGTCGTTCATCTCTTTTGCCAGTATCGATCTTATCTTCATCAACTCTGTCGCTTCGTCTAACGGGGCAGTTTTGAGCGCGGACACGCTTGACAGTCTGGGGGATTTCAGCTTAATACTGCCAGTTTTTAAAAGAATGTTTGACATATCCGGATCGGAGAACTTTTCTTTGTACGCCGTCTCCAGAGCGCTGTCCGCAATCTTCTGAGTGTCCGATTCCATCGCCTGCTTTGTAGAATCTCTCAACTCCGAAACCGGCATAGTGCAAAACTTGGACAACACCAAGGGATCTGAGCAGTCTACAAGCACCGAGTATAGAAAGTTGGTGATGTTAGACCATTCTACGTCGTCTATCGTGACTGCGCCGCTTGAATCGGGATTCAAAGCGTCGATTTCCTCCTCATTATTGGTCATTTACGATTTTGACACATTTTTTTAAACTACTAAATCAAATATTTCTATAGAAATTATGTATAGAAAAAGTATAGAAATTTTATTCGAATCCACCCCACTCATATGAATCGTCGCTGCTCAGTTCAATTACGCTGTGAGCCGTTTCTTTCAACTCGTTTATCTTTTTTTGAAGCGATCTAGTCACCGCGCCTTGTCGACGAATGCTTTTGGCCATGTCTTTGAATCTATCCATAGATGCCTCCTTGTTATCGCGCACAACGTCCTTCAGAGCTTCTATTTCTTCTTTCAGTTTTTTGATCTTGATGTTGGTGTTATTAACTTCCTGGTCGGCAATTTGTTTCAATACCCAAGCCTTGGATGCGGGCGCGGTGTAAGTTTTAGTCTTAGGTTCGGGCTTGTGTATTGGATCTGGATCGACACGGTACCATACCTTCCTGTTGACTAGATCTATTTTTAGTCCTTCGATGAGCTTTTTATCTCGCATGCTCTTGGCGACCTTATTCAAGACCAAAATCTCCACGCCTCCCTCTTTGATGAGCAGAGGTTCGCCAGAGATGGCAAACATTCTTTGACAAACGCCGAGATCGAAATCATTCAACACCTTCTTGTATACAATCTTGTCGTACAGAACTTCGGAATCGCTGGATGCTTTGGACTCCATTTCTGCGCGCACGGCCAGTATAGAAGGGTGCGCTGACTTCCGGTAAAACTCCTCGTGAACTCCCCACTTCATTAAAAGTCTGTCGGCGCGGAATTTTGGTGAAAGTTCTTTCCAAATGTATTGAGTGCTCATTTTTGAACATGAAAAAAGAAAAATCGTCGAATCATTTTCACTATAAATAAATGAAATCAAAGTTAGCTATAACTCTGCTTGTTCTGCTTGGCGTTTGCTTGGTAATATCAGCGTACACGATCTTAGACAAAAGAGCGAACTGGAAAAAAGAATACTTGAAGCAAATTTACCCCTTGGCCAAATCCAACGAACTCACAGACGGATTATACGACAGTTTAGAAGTCCTGTACGTGAACATTCTTCCACGGCACGAAATCGAGCGCTTGAAGAAAACATCCTACAAAGCAAATTTACCGGGTCCTAGCTGCGGTCAGTTGCCCTGTATGTGCTCTGAAGAAACTGCGCCGTGCCCTGGAAATCCCGATAAAAAATTCAATTTACCGTTGGTAAAGTTTTCTTCGAACCCAGTCTTAGAAAAGAAATGGCCGCCGTGCAATCTTCCAGGCGAACAGGGGAAAAAATGTTGCGCGAGCGAAAGCGCGTACAAGAAATGTATGACAGACGGCACCTGGAATTCCCTCGATGTAAATTGGGGAAACGGAGACACGTGGGAGGGGAATGCTGAGAATGAAACACAGGCTAGTCCGGCCAAAGGACAAGTGTTCAAACCGGCGCTGTGGCCTGAGTACAGTTTGGCAGTGAGTTCATACGACCCTTCCGATTGGAACGCTAGAATGAAAACATATCAAAAACGAAACTACATAGAAGGGCTTCATAGTTCGTTCAGTTCAAACTCCGATTTGCCGGGCGTGTGGTTTTACGACGCGAAGGGCTCGGGTATATTTCTCAGTTTAGATACCGCGAAAGATCCAGATAAAAACAAATCTTTGATCGCGCTAAACAAGATTCACGCGCTTGAGCTGTTGTTTAGAGAGAAATATCCGGACAGAGACCCGTACGGTCAGCTTGCGGAATTTATACTGAGACCCAACAATGGAGACATTATTATGGATAATAAAAACTGCGCTGGCTGGTTGTCTGACGGACCACTGAACACGCAAACAAAAGATCTGAATCTCACAAACACTGGACTGAACAAGTTCGTGCAGTACTGGTTAAACGGTCAGAATAGAAGGTTTATATCGGATGTGTTGAATCCTATCAACAAAGATAAACTGGTGACTTTGTTGAAGAATGTCACTTACGCAAACCAGCAGTCCGCGAACCGTGTCGCCAACACTGGCGAATTGGACAACTTGATCGTCTATTTAGCAAGACTTCAAGGCTACACATCCGTGCAGTTCGTTTCGCAGCCAAAC